GTACAGCGTACCGAATGCGACCGACGCCAGCGCAAGCAGCGGCCCGACCGATGTGACGGCCTATGGGGCGGATCCGAGCGGCACCCTGGACTCCAGCTCAGCTATCCAGACGGCGATCAACGAGAACAACAACATCTATATCCCGGCGGGGAACTACCGCTGCGACACGATGATCCAGATCGGCGACTTCAAGCTGGTTGAGCTGGCGGCTGGGGCTACCCTATGGCGTTACAGCGCGTATACGGCCAACGGCGACCCCGTGATCTGGATGAATGGCCAGTACAGCACCCTCAAGGGTCAAGGGCAGACGACCTCGTCTATCGCCTCCCAGAACCGCTGCTCGGAAGGTGTGGTTCGGGTTGGTGCGCCCAATATGTACACCTTCATGACGAGGGACGTCTCCTACAACACGATCACCGGCTTCAATATCACCGGCCCGATCCCCTTCGGCCAGACGTCGAACCCGCTAGACATTGGCCTGCACTTCCAGGCCCCCGAGATCTATTTGGTGGCGGATCCGACGACGCGGAAGGTGGTTTACTTCAACAACGTTTCCGATATGCGAATCACGGACGTCAACGTGGGCATCCACCTCCACGGCTACGCCAATGGGATGCACATCGACACGATCCACGGCTTCCGCATCGGGAACACGACGATTGGCGGGGCGATGATCCTCGACGAAGGGGCGCTGGATAACAACGTCTCGAGCCTCTTCTTCCACAACTCCCCCGATACGCCTACGGTTCTCATGCGGCAGCTAGACAACCGGAACCCGCCGAACACGTCTATCCCGGCTGGGTATCAGGGCTTCCTGCACCAGTGCTACATGAACTCCTACCGTGGGGTGGTGTCGGAGCAGGGAGGGGCATCGACCTACTCCCTCGTCGCTACTGACGGAACTGTTACCGCGTGTACTTTTGAGACCCGCGATAACGTCGCCTTCGGTAACAACATCGACGCCGGGTTCCTGGACCGAAACTGGCTCTTCACTGGCGCGGCTGGTGCGACTTCGAGCACGAACCGCTTCGCAGCCTACGCCTCGGCCTACCCTGTCCCCATCCGTGGGATGGAAGACCAGGCTGGCGGTCGCCTGTTCGATGAGTATCAGTGGTCTATTGCGGACCTTGAAGAGAACAAGTTCTACAACATCGCCGAGGTGTCCTTCGACAACAACCACGAGAGCGCCCTGGTTGAGCTGTCCTACACGATGAAGTCGGCGGCAGGCATTGCGGCAGACTGCGGTGGCAAGGCCCTCTACTTCATTAAGAAGGACTCTGCCGGGGTTCTCTCTGGTGAGCTTCTAAGCGCTACCTACAAGGCGGGCTCGAACTCCGCCAACGACGTGGCGCCCTTGGAGCCCTATATCCCCAGCTCCACCCCGAGCGGGACGATTGTCTACTTGGGCTTCCGTACCTACGACAACGGTGGTTCGACCACGGCCCAGGATCTCCGCATCAATGCCCGCGTTACGCGCTCCGAGACGGATGCGTCTGTGGTGTTCGCTCGGCGCCTGACGGCTACGGAGCTGATCCCGATTGCCCCGGATACGACGGCAGCGTTCCAGATCGCTAAGGACGACAGCCGCGGGCGGCAGATGACCGACCAACGCTATGGGCCCTTCCTGGCTGAGCGTTACCACTCCATCCGCTCGATGGGTGAGAACCTGACCTACAAGGCGGTAGAGGTGACCTTCACCGCGAACCAGCAGAGCGCGATTGTCGAGATCGACTTCGCCGCGGGCTCTGGCTCCTCTGTTGAGGCAAATGGTGGCGGGAAGGTTATGTATACGATGGTCAAGAACGCCTCGGGTGTTGTGTCTGCTGACGCACGCCTCTCTCGCTATGTGCCATCGACTATCAGCCCCTGCGCACCTCAGATCTCTGGGGACACCGTCACCATCCCGTTCCTGACCTTCAACAACGGTACGGCGACGACGGTCCAGCGGCTCCACATGAAGTCCACGGTGAATACCTCGAACAACATCACCAACGTCATTCCGACGTTCTTCGAGGAGCCTGTGGCGGCTGGGGCTACCGGGACGCCGCTCTCTAACACACTTTAGCGCTCTAAGGGAGTCAAATGATGGAAAAGTTTCTTGAGCTGTTTGAATCATTCCCCGCATGGCTGACCGCGATCACGACCCTGGTCACCGCGGCCACGGCGATCACTGCACTGACGCCATCGTCCTCGGATGATAAGGTTGTAAATATGGTGCTCCGTGTCCTGAATATCCTTGCTGGGAACGTTGGGAAGAACACCAACGCCGACGACAAGGAGTCGTAACGTGGACTTCGGTATGGAGACCGCATGGAGCGGATTACTGACCGCCTTTATTGCAGTGGTGGCCTATATGCTCAAGGATCGAAGCGACGAGATTGATCGTCTCCAGGTGCTCGTAAACAAGACTCGGGAGGAGATGGCCCGAGACTATGTGACGCGGGGCACCCTCCATACCGATCTACAGCGTGTAATTGATAGGCTCAATGCACTGGACGCTAAGCTTGATCGCTTGATGGAGCGGGAATGATCCAGAACCTAGTCGGACCTGTCGCGGACCTTATCGGGAAGTTCGTCCAAGATAAGGACGAGAAGGCCCGTCTAGCGCATGAGATCGCGACCCTGGCCGAGAAGCAGGCCAACGAGCTTGCCATCGCCCAGGCTGCCGTAAACCAGCAGGAGGCGGCTCACAGGAGCGTTTTTGTAGCGGGATGGAGGCCCTTCATCGGATGGACCTGCGGCGTATCCTTAGCCTGGCACTTCGTCTTAGCGCCTATGTTGATGTGGGTAGACGCTTGGGTTGGCTTAGGCTTCACCCCCGTCACCTTCGACATGGACAGCCTGACGACGATCCTGATGGGGATGCTGGGGCTTGGGGGCCTGAGGACCTACGAGAAGACGAAGGGCATCACCCGTTGAGGGTAAGCGATGAAGCGATCTCCCTTATCTGTTACTTTGAAGGTTGTAGCCTGGACGCTTATCTGTGCCCTGCTGGCGTGTGGACTATTGGCTACGGTCACACTTTTGGTGTTCGTGAAGGGGATGTGATCGACCAGGAGGCCGCGGAAGCTCTCCTGATTGAGGATCTAGAGGAGTTCGAGGGGTATGTCACCGCTCTCTGTGAACCATGTCTTGAGCAACATCAGTTCGACGCGCTGGTTTCGTGGGTGTTTAACCTGGGCCCAGGTAACTTCGAGAGCAGTACCTTATTGCGCCGGCTTAATGATGGGGATCTTGGGGCTGTGCCTGATGAAATCCGGCGCTGGAATAAGGCGGGCGGGCGAGTCCTTGACGGCCTGGTCCGAAGACGAGAGGCCGAGGCTGTGATGTTCGAGGGTGGGGACTGGCGCTCTGTAGTCTAGTTGTACGAGATCCACTCGGGTTCCTCATCTTGCTCAAAGGCCTGAAACATCTCTCGATAGTGGTTTGCGACGTCCTTCTTGATGTGCTTTGCCCCCCTGAAGATGGCGTTTTTCTTCTCCAGTAACATCTCCAGGTGCCCCCTTCCCAGATAGTCCTCTAGCCACAGGAAGAACTCCGTGGGGTTCTCCCCAAAGTATCGATGGTGGTAGGCACACAGTGACACCGCGTTGTCCATGGACCACCTCACGCTGTTGTGGCGCCTGCCGTGGATGTGAGCGGAGTGCAGCCCCCGGTCCCGTCCTCCGAATGACTTCCCACAATACTCACAGGACCAGTTTGCCCTGGCCCTTACACAGTCCGAGAAGTGCGCGTCACAAGCCTCACGCTTGAGAGCCATAGGTTTCTTCCTCAATCAAAAGGTCGATGTAGTGGCGAGCCTTGAGGAGGTCATCTAGACCGCCCTTGTCCCTCCACCTAACGAGGTACTTGATCGCATTCCCCTCGCAGAAAGGGATCTTGTTCGCCATGATGAAGTGAATGGGCTGGATCGCGTGCTTCTGGTAGTGGTCGCCGCCTATCTGAGTTTCTGTTGCTTTCATCAGTGCTCCATCATGCCTAGGAGGGTGGCGGCGATGCCTATTAGCGGTATCGCCAGGAGGGCCCCAGGAAGGGCCACCAGGAGCGCTAGGAGAAGCGATAGGACTACCCCATACCCGAGTGCCTTATCCTTCATTATCGCCCCCCAGAGGCCCCTTAACGGCGCTCAGGCGGGGGGTATCGTCTGCGATGGCCTTCAACGCCTTCCGGGCACGGTTTAATAGGGCAGGATCGTCCGAGATCACGGTGACGGAGATCTGAATCCAGCCGTCTTCGTCCTCATCAAGCTCCTCAAAGTGTATGGAACGCATCACAATCTCCCGTAAAGGGTATTGATGGCCGCATTCAGGTCAGAGTCGTTATAGATGTAGAAGACGTCTGAGACGGTTTTTGAGCCGTCCTCGATGGTGATGCGGAAGGCGTCATTCCCATAGCCAGGCATGAACTCACACCCGATCTGCTGGTATGCCGCGTTCCGGCGTAGGCTTTCTTTCATGTTCCCGTAGCTATTCATTGCATCTCCTCAATCATGTCCGGGGAAATCACAATCCGCCCAACCTCCCCATGCCTCTTATGGTAAGTAATTACTTGCGCCTCACGCCCCGAGATCCAGCCACCTCTAGAGGCGTAGGAGTCAGCGGCGGCGAGCGTTCTGTGCTGAGTTAGCAGCATCAAGTTCGACTCAATTTCGTGTCGATGGTGGAGATGCCCGAGGTGCGCGTAGGAGTGTTTAGTCCTCCCAAACACCTCCCGGAACTTGGCCGCGAAGACATCGTCCACGTTTGTAGGCTTGCGCTTGTGTCCGTGGTGAAAGAACAGGGACACATCTCCCCACTCAAAGCAGTAGTAAGGATCGACCGATTGATCGACCGTCAACCGGGGCTCGTTTTCGTACATCGCGGCCATCCATTCCCGCATCCAGACCGAGCTAGTCGGGTTGTGGTTCCCTTCTGCTTCGATCAAGTGAACCCACGGGAAGCGATCTAGCAGCATCTGATTGATGCGACGCCGCACGCGAATCCAAATACGGACCACTTTCGGGAACCGCCCGTCGGCATCGAGGAGATGGCCAGAGGCTGGCGTGAGAGGCCCTTGGACCGAATCCCAGTGCATATCGTCGCCCAGAAAGCAGACGACCACCCCTGCCGTTTTAGGCGCCCTGCGGATAGCCTCCTCGAAGAACCGGACCAGGAGGTCCTCCGCGATGCTTGTGTCCCAATCATCTTGCCGGGTCTCCTCGGACCAGGCCAGCATCCCGAGATGGTAGTCGGTAATGACGATGAGATTGATTGTGTCGGGGTTGTCTGGTTCGGGCTTTGACTCGTTCGGCGGCTCTCTAGGAATTTCCCCCGAGGCTGCCTCAATAAATTCTCGGTAAAGCTCGTCTAGCTTCTGCTTATCAAGGTCAGTCTTGACCCATTGCAATTTAGCCTTGCCCTCCTCGTCATAAAGCGTCGAGGTTCCCTTGACGTAGTAGGGCTCAGTGGTGGGCTTGTTGAGGTCATGCTCTGGCGCGTAACCCATCTTCGCAGCCCGAGCCTGAACCCTTTGAATGGCCTGGCGGATTGTTCCGTCGTGGACACCTAAAGCCTTCGACGCCCCCCGCATCGAGCCGATCTCAATCGTCTTCTCGATGTAGCGCTTCTCTTGCTCGGAAACGGCATACCGCAAAAGCTCTGGGTCAATCTGAATTGGCGCTCCCATTACCCCTCCCCCCGGAGAATCAAGCCTGGCTTCGTCGGATTTCCATGAACTCGGAACTGTCTGGAACGGGCAGAGTCAAACCGCGTTGGGCGCACCATGCGTTGACGGCCTCCATGAAGTCGTACATTTCGCCACGTTTGAGTTTGGATGTGTGTCTGAGTTGATTTTCATGGACAATCTTACCAGCCTTGATAGTTTCAGTCCCTAGGTACTCGGTTTTAAAGAAGATCTTCCAGTGCTCCTCTGTGACATCAGGGGTGCGCTCGACAAAGTGGTCCCGCACCTCCTTCATCCAGACATGAAAGAGGGCGTTTTGTGAGAGGCTCCTGGAGCCATCATAGGGCTTAGCTTGAAAGGCCAAGGGCTTCGACCAGTCCCAATTGCCTAGGGCCCAGGTTCTAAAGTTATTCAGCACCTCGTCGATCTGGTTCTTCCTGTCGATCCTCCAAAACTCTCCCAGCATCACTTTTCCCCTTTGCTAGATCAGGTATATCTGACCTCAGAGCTGTAAAAAAGATAGGCAAAGCTTCTCGTTGCGTACATCAAGACCCCGTAGTGGGGTTAATGAACCTTTAAGTAACTCTTACAAGTTGCATTTGTATGCGCTATCAATCCTTCAGATTGAGATCAGAAACGAAGTCATCCACGCTCATGCCGAGCGCGTCGGCGATCCGGGCTGCGACGCTAAGCTTCACGTCGCGCGCCTGCCGCCAGCGTGTCACCTGCTGAGCGTAAACCCCGAGGAGATCCCCGAGGTCACGGTTGGTCAGCTCTCGCTCGAGCTGGATCTGTGCAAGCCTGCGTCCGAAGTCCATCAGAACGGGATCGCGTCAGAGAAGTCGTCGGCGGGAGCCTGCTGACGCTCCTGCTTGTCAGACAGCTTCCCCGTGAGAGCCGGTGCCTTGGGGTTGTCGGACTGGTTCCGCCACAGGGCAAGCTCGAAAGGCTCGCCTGCCTTGATGTCGCGGTGCGCGAAGAGGGTGCCCTTCAGGACGGGCGCCTTCTCGTTGTCGGATTGGTTCTTCCAGAGGGAAGCCTTGCCGGTGTTGTCATAGCTCATGCCTTGTATTCCTTAACTAAGGTTTCGATGGATTCGCAGGCCTCGGCGACGAGATCGGCCAGCGCGGTGATGAAGACATCGTCTCGCTCGATGCGGGTGATCAATGTGTGCATGGAGGGGTGGTGAGAGACGAAGTCCCACCAGGCCCGCCCCGTGATCCACATACAGCCCTGGACCTGGGGGATGTGCTTTGCGGGCATCACGCCGCCACGGAGGGTTTCAATGTGTGTATGGGGCATCGGGCACTTGATCTCGATGCCCCCGTCCTCTCCCACAAAACCATCGGGGGAGCAGCCAGCCTCGAGGAGGTCATGCTTGATGAACCCCATCTCGATGACGTCGTTCCCTGTCTCCAACTCATAGAACGCCCTGGCAGACGGCTCAAGCTCCGTCCCCCGTGCCATTGCATCGGTCTGAGGGAAGGGCGTTGACGCGCCTGTGATGCGTTCCGCGGCCATCTGATTGACGAATCCGTCAAAGCTAGAGGAGCGCTTGCCAGTAGGCGTGATGAGCTTCCCGAACATCGAGGCAGACGGCACGCCGAGACGCGCTGCCAGCCATTCCTCCGAGCCCTGCTCAACGTCAAGGACCCTCATTACTCAAGGCCCCATTCTTGGCGCTTCTCCATAACGATGTCAGCCATCGCAAAGGCGACGCCAACCATTCGCTCGTACTCGGACTCTTGCGACGGTCCGAGCGGAGCAGGTTCAACACCTTCACACGCAATTAGTCCCGAAAGGATGTGCGCGACGTAGTGGTCAAACACGGTTTCATACGATGCCATGATTCATCTCCTCCTAAAGGGTAGCGACACCCAGGTCCTGGAACACCTCTTCCATGCGCTCCTGGGTCGCCTTGCCAGCACCCCGAACCTTGTGCCACTTCTTGCGCTGGAAACGCTGGTAGAGGCTCTCAGGAGTGTCCCCGGCCCGCAGGATCGAGAACAGGAAGCGGCGGGTGCGCCCGTCACACTGCTCGATGCGACCCATCAGGTCAGGCTTGGCCTGCATCACAGGCTTCACCGGCTCCTTGTCCATGTAGGCGCGCATATCACGCGCCACGCTCAGCAGAAAGCTCTTCTCCTCCGGGGTCCGTGCAGCCATCGCCAGACCCTTGATGCGGTAAACCATTTCATTTGCCATTGTTATTCCCCTTGCTGGCTAAGCGCTTCAGTGACAAGCGCGATGTCAAAGTTTTCAGTGCGCTCAATGAGCGGGTGCTTCTCGTCAAACACAAACAGCGCCTCACGGCACTCATTCAGCAGATGCAGCGCAACGCTGAGAGAGGTTTCCAGGTCCTTAATCCGGTCTTCCATCACTTGTCCTCCATCTTCTTTTCAAGCTGAGCCAAGGCCTTGTCGAACGCGGCCTTCGGCAGGTCAGCGGTCTTCGAGATCCCGTACGCTTTGCAGAACTTAGAAACGTCCACGCCGGTCTCTTCGATCATGCGATCAATGAGTTCACGCTCGTGCTCGTTGATGGCTTCGGGAGCTTGTCCCTGGGGCAGATCCTCCCCTGCGTAGATGTAGTGCCCGAGGCCCATCATCGCGAGGCACTTGACCAGGCAGCGCATTTTGCAGGAGTTGCGGACGAAGGCGTCCGGGCTCTTCACGGCTTTATTGCGGTGGTCCATCGCGGGGAGCCACATCATCTGGGTGTGAACCTGGCCGCAGTGCTTGACCGTGACGAAGCAGGTGTATTCCACCGTTTCGTCCGGGAACGTCTCGGACGTGAAGGTGTAGGTGGTGTCAGGGAAGTGCTCACACATCACGCCCCAGGCCCAAGCCCAGGACAGATAAGTGAGGCCTTGCTTCGTCTCAACGTGCTCAGAGACGTCGATGCGGGACAGGGTGTCCCAGATGTGCTTCGGTAGGGTTTGCATTGTGTTCTCCTCATCAATCCCAGCAACAATGTACCGCTATCGTTTCATTGATGCAAGCCACGATTTCAATTTTCGATTTCCTTAAGAAACAGAAATTCAGAAATTGAAGGGTTAGGACAGGGAGGGTGAGGTTGACCCTCACACCTCCTGCCCGTGTCCTCGCGTTCAAAACCACCATCTTTTCTCCAGAGCGCAGTGGTCTTTTGAGGACTGTTGGTGCCCCCAATCCGCATTCCCTTCGATTTCCAGCCCAGAGACGGTCATCAGCAACGATTTACCTGCGGCTCGCAACACCGCCCCCCATCAAATGATGGCACCTTTACGCTGTTTGTCCCGTCCTCAGAGGTTGTCCCTGGGCGTCTCGCTTTGCTGCTGGCTGCGCGATGCGACAGCACATCTTGTGGGGAGCAGTCCCAGTCGGCACAAGATATGGGTAGCAGCAGCTAAAGAATGGACGGTCGAGGATTGCTTCGGACACCAGCGGACGCTATGATTGACCTGCGTCGGGTGAACGATTTCTATCCTCTCCCGTCGGATCTTTAGGGGTTGCTAGCCCCACCGACGCTTTTACCCTACTCCTGAACACGGGGTTTATGCAAGGGGTTCGGGCCAGGTGGAGTCTCCTCATCTCCCCTGCTTCTCCTTTACGGTTCCCGCCGACTGGCCCTTTTTAACCTTATTCCAAAAAATTATTTGGGCCCGTCCCTCCTCTCGCCTACCATTAGTGGTCCAGGCATTCGTGTTTGAGGAGGACACATGCAGTTGCGACCACATCAAGAGAAAGCGGTGGAGATGCTCCGCGACTCTCTAAGGAAGGGAAAGACCAGGCCGATCCTTGCGGCGCCCTGTTCATTCGGCAAGACCATCACCGCGGCGTACCTGCTGTCTGAGGCAGCGAAGAAGGGCAAGCGCGGCATCTTCATCTGCGACCGCATCAAGCTCGTGCAACAGGCCCTCGATGCCTTTGACGCTGAAGGGTTAGACGTCGGGGTGATGCAGGGATCTCACGAGAGAACCAACTACAGGGCCCCTATCCAGATCGCCTCGATCCAGACGATAGCGCGAAGAAAGCACCTTCCAGAGTTTGATTTCGCCATCGTCGATGAGGCCCACGTTCACTACAAAGCCACGCAGTACGCCATGGAGCGCTACACCGCAGTGCCCTTTATCGGCCTTACGGCTACCCCTTACTCGAAGGGGCTCGGCCTGGCCTACAACGATCTTGTTTGCCCGATCACGCCAACGGAGCTTTTGGAAGGAAAATTCCTTACCCCGGTGAAATATTTCGGGGGGGCTTCAGTCGATGTTTCCCAGATCAAGGGGCGGCAACTGAAAACCGGGGGCACCGATTACGACCCCATCGATCTAGGTAAAGCCACGGAGGATGATGAGAATCTAGTTGGCGATATTATCAACAACTGGAAAATGTACTCCCAGGGTAGACAAACTATTGCCTTTTCACCATCGATCAAGCACTCGAGGGACATGGTGGACAAGTTCAATGAGGCGGGCATCCCCGCGGTGCACATCGACGGATACATGGACGACGAGGAGCGCCAGGTCATCTACCGCGCCCACGACGAGGGGGAGTTCTTGATTCTCTCGTGTTCCCGTCTCCTGAACGTCGGCTATGACGCTCCTAAAGTTTCATGTCTCATCGATTGCTTCCCGACCAAATCCATCATCGCCTACGTCCAGCGGGCAGGGCGCATCATGAGAACGGCGGAGGGGAAGGAAGACGCGATCTACCTGGACCACGCCGGGAACGTGGCGCGGCATGGGTTCGCGGAGGACATCGAGCCCGAGTCATTGGATACGAAGGCAAAGGGCTTCTCCGAGAAGAATCAGGTGAAGGAGAAGAAAGAGAAGAAGGTCCACGATTGCCCTCAGTGCCACCGCAAGTTCACTGGTATGAGATGCGCCTGCGGCTATACCCATCCCATCAAGGAGCGCCTGGAGACCGATGGCAGCGTCCTCAAGCGCCTCGAGCGCACGAAGCGGGTGCAACTGAGCCGCGGAGACTGGTATGGGCAGCTCGCCCTCTACGGGAAATATCAAGGCTACAAATCGGGCTGGGCTTCTCACTTGTATCGGCAGAAATTCGGCTGCTGGCCTGACAGGATTACGCCGATCAGGGCAAACGATATCAGCCCGGAAGTTATGGGGTTCATTCAACACCAGCAAATTAGGAGCCGTTATGCTCGCGGACGAGCTTAAGTGGATGCTGGCACGGGGTTTCACGGCGCAATACCGCCAGCCTTCAAAGGACAGCAGGCCCAGTATGACGCTTTATGAATCACCTATCCCCCGTTCGAGGACACACAAGGAGCGGGAGATGTTCAATCAAGACCTATGGGGAGGGGGGCGAGATGCAGAGCTTGGAGCGTGGAAGGAAGAAGCGTAGGCAGTTGGAGCAGTGGGAGGAGGAGATGCTGACGGAGAAGCAGGCCGCGGCACTCCTCCGGGTGTTCGCACAGATCAACGAATGGGAGCACCTGAAGGGCGTGGAGAAGACCGCGTTCCGTCAGGGTGTGAAGAAGATCGCCAAGGCATGGGGGAATCGCCGAGATGGTTGAAGAGCTTCTAGACAAGCTGGAGAAGGTGAGATCGACGGGCAAGGACAAGTGGACGGCGTGCTGCCCTGTCCATGGAGATAAGCGCCCCTCGATGAGCATTGCGGAGAAGGATGGCCGCGTGCTCTGTCACTGTTTCTCGTGCGGAGCGAACGGCCTGGATGTGGTCGAGGCGCTGGGTCTTCCGAAGAGCGTGCTGTTTGAGAAGGAGCTACCCAAGGGCCACATCCCGAAGAAGCTAAAAGAGGAGGTGTCCGTTGATCGCCTGGTGATCGAGGGCGCCAAGCATATGGAGAAAAACGGTAAGCCTTTGAGTTATAATGACTTTAAGCGCTTGCGGTTAGCCAAGAGTCGCATCGAGGCATATGAAGAGCGGTTGTTAGAACAAAACAATATAAACAAAAGCATGACATCGTTACCGTTCTGAGCGATTATTCGGGTGTGGCAAGGGGCCACGGATGAGGAGATGTGACATGGCTTACAAAGATGCTTGCTACCGCTGCGGCGGGACCGGGAACTTCCGGTGGTTCTCCATGGGCCAGGTCGCAGAGGGCACCTGCTTTGCCTGCATGGGCCGCGGGCACAAGGTCTTTAAAACCAGCCCCGAGGAGCGCGCCAAGAATCGCGCCAAGGCCCAGGCCAAGCGCGACGCTAAGCTCGCTGCCTCCAACGCCGAGCGCGAGGCCCGCGCCATCGAGGCCGCTAACCGCGGCAACTACACTCTCTATCTTTACACCCTGGCGCAAGCCTCACGAGAAGCCTTAAAGCCCCCGAAGGCGCCGGTGCCCGCTGGCCGCGTCGAGGTGACCGGCACCGTCATTTCCACCCGCGAGGAGTGGAGCCAGTACGGCACCCAGTTCAAGGCCCTGGTCGAGGACGACCGCGGCTTCCGCCTCTGGGGCAACCTGCCCTCCGCGATCTACCGCGCCGAGAAGGGCGATCGCGTTACCTTCGTTGCCGCCCTCACCGCGTCGTCTGATGACGAATACTTCGGTTTTTGGAAGCGGCCCACCAAGGCCGATTTTATTGATGTTCAGGAGGCGGCGTAAGCCGCCCAAGGGGAGATAACCATGCCTGAAGCAATGATGAGCTACGATGAGTTTGTGACGCACAACAATCACATCGACCACCTCGCCACCCTGTGGCTGAAGGACCGCATCAAGTTCCGCGAGATCGATGAGCTGTGGTGCGCAATCGGTGACGGCTTTGCCGAGGTGCTCTGGGATGTCGGCGCTAGCCAGGAGCCCTTTGAAGAGGCCCTGGAGCGTGAGCTGACCGCCCGGCACTGGCCAGACATCTTCGACTACGTCGAGGCCATCGCTCAGAAGGATCGCGAGAACGGGACCTATACGCTATGAACCAGGCGATTTGGATTGTGGCCATCCTCCTCGTGGGGATGGTCGTTGCGTGCGACGACAGTTACCATCAGGCTCAGATGGAGGCAGAGCATTACACCGACATGGTGTGTAATGGTTACTGGCCTGACTATGAAGAGCGACAGCCTGACTGCGGAGCCTGGAATGGTAGAGATCCTCGGGATTGAGTGGGACGACGAGCGGGAGGCAATCGCCATCGCGATGAGGGGTGAGCCCACGGAGGAGGAGGCTAAGATGATCAATGCGCTCATGTACGCCTTTGCCGACTTCCTGGGAGACCAGATGGAGTTCGCTGGGCAGCAGGTCAGGGAGTGGCTAGAGAAGAACGGGGGGAGCATCCATTGAAGTTCAACGCATCCGATTTTAACTACCTGCTCGGTAAGCAGGACGGCTACGGGCAGCAGCCCTTTAACGTCCATGTAGGTGGGGCTTACGAGAAGGGGTATCGAGAGGGGCAGCGCCTTTATAACGAACAGAAGCAGCGTTGTTCCAAAAAGTAATATCCAATATGATGGCGGGGCTCCCCGGCGGCGGTTCCCGCCCGTTGCCCCGTCGGAGGAGCATCAGATGTTTGTGTGGATCTTTGAACGGCAACACTTCGAGGTCTGGCCCGAAGGGCGGCGTCCCCAGAAGCCGAAGATCGTTGCGTTGAGAGAGATATCGCGCGTATGCCAAAGCGAATCGATTGGACCCCAAAGCAGCAAGACGAATTCCTCGAACTGATCGCCACCGGATCTAGCATGGGCCAAGCCTGTGCCGCGTTCGATGTGGCTCCCGCAACTGTCTACCGTATGGCTATCCGTGACGCTGAGTTCCAGGCCAAGCTCACCAGGGCAAGGATGGACCAGCAGGACGCGGAGATGGACAAGATCATCGACATGGCCGACGAGGCCAGCACGGATGATTGGCAGGTGGTCAAGCTCCGTATCTGGGCACGGCAATGGCGAGCAGCCAAGCTAGCGCCCAAGAAGTATGGCGAGCGGAAGGTGATCGCTGGCGACGAAGAAGCCCCTTTAACGGTGCAGAGGATCGAACGTGTCGTCGTTGGCGATTGATACGACGCTACGCATCGAGACCCCGCGGTGGGCTGTCCCCCTCTTTGAGCCTGCTCGCTACAAGGCCGCGCACGGTGGCCGGGGCTCTGGCAAGTCGCACTTCTTCGCCGAGATGCTCATCGAGGAGCACATCATGGACCCCAACCGGCGCACGGTCTGCGTCCGGGAGGTCCAGAAGAGCCTGGCTCAGTCCGTCAAGCGGCTGTTAGAAGACAAGATCAAGAAGCTCGGCGTGGAGTCCGCGTTCATCGTTCAAGAATCGATGATCAAGAGCGCTCACGGCTCGGGCATCATCATCTTCCAGGGGATGCAGAACCACACAAGCGACAGCATCAAGTCCCTTGAGGGCTATGACTGCGCCTGGGTGGAGGAGGCTCAGAGCCTCTCACAGCGCTCCCTGGACCTATTGCGCCCCACTATCCGTAAGGAAGGCTCCCAGCTCTGGTTCACCTGGAACCCAAGCCTAGAGACGGACCCGGTAGACGTACTGCTCAGGGGCGAGAAGCCTCCGCCCGATGCGACCGTGCTTGAGGTCAACTATCAGGACAATCCGTGGTTCCCGGATGTTCTCAAGGCAGAGATGGAGTACGACCGGGGGCGTGACTACGAGAAGTACGAGCACGTCTGGCTCGGTAGGTACGTCCAGAACAGCAGCACCCGCGTCTTTAAGAACTGGTGCGTAGAGGACTTTGAGACGCCCTCAGACGCTACCCTGCGCTTTGGGGCTGACTGGGGCTTTGCCTCTGACCCCACGGTGCTGATTCGGTGCTTTATCGATGGACGCACGCTCTACGTTGACCATGAAGCGTATATGGTGGGCTGTGAGATCGTGAACACGCCCGAGCTGTTCTTCCAGATCCCTGAGTCCGAGAAGTGGCCCATTGTGGCTGACAGCGCCAGGCCGGAGACGATAAGCTACATGAGGTCTCACGGCTTCCCGAAGATCATGGCGGCTGTGAAGGGTCCGAAGAGCCTGGAAGAGGGGGTTGAGTGGCTCAAGAGCTACGACATCGTGGTGCATCCGAGGTGCCAGCACACCATCGACGAATTAACCATGTACAGCTACAAGAAAGACGCGCTCACAGACGCTGTGCTGCCCGTCCTCGAGGACAAGGACAATCACCTGATCGACGCACTGAGATACGCTTGCGAGTCCGTGAGGCGGACACAGAAGGCGTCGAAGCCGACACACGTTGAGCCGTTGCCCACGATCAATCGTTGGTAGATAATGGCTTGACTTTCATAGTGGGGCC